TATTCTATTACTGACTCGTCTAACTTACAATTTGTAAGCAAATCATTCCATGATATTTCCTTTTCAATAAGCTTATTAATAATTTCTTTATCCATAATTGATTTATTATTCTGAACTCGCAAAACGGGTCTAGTAAGTCGCCCCCCATCATTACAAATACGAATTTCTAATAATTTAAAATCAAATATGATAGATGTATAAATATTAATAATTCCCTTATATTTCTTCTCCTTCATATCCTTGTATAACTCCATAGGATTTTCTGCTATACCCAACCAACAACCATTGACAAATACCTTTACCTTTTTATTCAATAGTTTTGGAGAAACATCATTTACTGATTGAATATAAGGCTTTACGTATTCGTAAAGTGACGAGCTATTTGTTGGAATCGTTATATGTGCCATATAACTAATGTTTTTTACGATACCAATTGATTGACCCTCTGGAGTTTCAGCTGGACATAAGAATCCCCACGTAGTATTATGTAGTTTACGAGGCGCAATAAGTTCACCACTTTTTTCCAATGGCGTATTAATCCGTCTTAGATGGCTTAAACTAGCTACATATGTAAGTCTATTCAATACTTGGGCGACACCTACCTTACTACTATTTGACTGTTTAATACTAAAATCACCAGTAGAAAGTGCACGGTTTATACCATTTTCAATAGTAGTGGATTTCATGATTTTGTAAATATTGGTCATATTTACGATGTTTTCATAATCTTCACTTGACCGCCAAGAGCCATTATTAATTTCCCTCACGATTTGCTTTTGCATTTCTTTTACGAGCTTATTAAAATAATTTCTGAATAAATTATTAAGAAGAGTTCCAGTAAGTTCAATACGTTTATTAACATATGAATCACGGTCATCTGGTGGAAGCCATCCTAGACTAGTCTGTATAAGTTTCTTTGCCATGTACCCAATTAAATAGAGTTTTTGTTGCAATGTTTGACAATGTGGAAATAAATCATTGTTTAATACTTCTACTGTAAATTCACGCTTTTTCCGCATACCAGTTTCCTTATCAAGGTTAATGGGAGTATATGCGACCGATGCGGTAATGTGTCTTAGAGCATCTTCTGTTGTCATATATTTATTACCATCAATAATGGAAGCTTGAAGACAGTTCAAAATATCTTGTTGTTTTTCGTCTTCAATATCTAAAATAATATATTGGGTTATTTGCTTATCACTCATAATTCCAAGTGCTCTAAAAAGTACATACAGTTCAATTGGTTGTTTAATTCGGGGAATAGTGATATATAATCCATGACCAAATCCGTTATTTTTACTAGCAATCATCATTTCAATTTGCTTAGGAGAAATACATTTAAAATCAGGAACAGATTTAATCTCTGCAAACCAATTCCATTTTGTGGTGTTCCTTCCATCAAAACAATAAATGCGATTTTCTGCTGCACGTTCTTGGCCAAGTACAGTCTTTTCTGAACCCTTTATAATAAAATATCCTCCCGAATCCATAGAACATTCCCCCGTAAATTGATTACTGATATGTTTATTTTGTGTAAGAACACAGACTGATGATTTCAACATAATTGGGAGCTTTCCAATATTAATTTTAGGTAGAATCTTTTCAATGGTCTTGGGATTCTCCATATTCTCAGTATTTCTAACTACGTATTGGATTTTAATATCCACTGTCATGGAAGATGCGTAGGTGAAGTTCCTCAATTTAGCCTCCTGGGGCAACATCATTTTTGTTGCTCCATTATTCTCATGAATTTGCGGCGGGTAGAGTTTAAAATTAGTAAACGAAATAAAGACCTCTAAGAAATATTTGTCTTTATCTTGCACATAATCATTTTCGGAATGAATGATGACTGGATTAAACATTTGAATTGTGCGTTGGATTTGGTAATTAACAAAATGATTATAAGATTCAATCTGATGACGAACCAATCTTTCCAAATGTTGTCCGTCAAAATAGGATTCAATAATATGATATGGCTCCTCGGCAAAATCACCCATATGTTCCAATACAGCACGTTCGCTTTCAGTAATTTTTGAGTGAATTTCGTCTATCTTTTTTTGCACCATTTCTTCCTCTTTCATTAAAGAGATGATGTCTTTTGTGGTTTCAGATACAGGTTCACGCATTACTAGCTTTTTCTTGTGTTTCGGAACATTATCTTCTGTTGATTTAGCCTCTAAATAACCACCTGTATCATTAACGGCTCTCATTTCATAATTCATCATTATCTGTTGTAAAAATGATAATGATAAACTAATATATATACGTAATCAATTTTTTAAATTGTTTCACTGATGAACATTTACAATGAAGGTGTAAATCTTCAACAGTCTAAAAGTAGGATAATAATTATTAGCATTGTAATAATATATATTTATTAAAAAATAGATAAAACAATTGGCATAATATAGTGAATATGGGAAAACGGAAATCTAATAAATTTATATCATTTTTAGACTCGTATGATAAAAAAAATGAGTTTAGTACATTTGATTATTCAATATTATCTTCCATCATAAATGAACACTTTAAATATGATAAAATTGATGATAAAAAAATGATAGGTGAGATTTATAAACCATCTACATTAATAGATACGTCTTCTAATTTATATCCAATATGGAAAGACACACACCATTATTCATTGTTTGATAAATCATATTATTTATGGCAAATACAACATGAAGCTCGTGGTGATATTTTTAATGATAGTATATTTAAAGATATTAAAAAACCAATTGTACCAAATAGATATCAAACTATTGAAGCAGTTATTACCACACTTGCCGATTTAATTAATATAATAGATGACAATGAATGCAGAAGTGATACAGAGTATAATATAGATTTAAAGTCACTGCATAATATTAAATCTGAACTAATAGAATTAAATAATATGATAGGAATGGACAATATGAAACAATCAATTGTAGACCAATTATTGTATTTTATACAAAATTTGCATGTTGGAAAAGACTCGGGTGATTTTAAACACACTGTAATTTATGGGCCACCTGGAACTGGTAAAACCGAGATTGCTAAGATAATTGGAAAAATGTATTCTAAGATGGGTATATTAAAAAACAATGTTTTTAAAAAGGTAACTAGAAGTGATTTAATTGGTGGATATTTGGGACAAACTGCTATTAAAACGAAAAAGGTTATTGAAGAATGTATAGGAGGGGTTCTGTTTATAGATGAAGCATATTCATTAGCAAATAGCGAAAGAGAAGATAGTTATTCAAAGGAATGTTTAGATACTATATGTGAATCATTAAGTGACCATAAAAATGACTTAATGGTAATAATTGCTGGTTATGAGGACGAATTAAATGAAACGTTTTTTAGAGTTAATAAGGGTTTGCAATCTAGATTTATTTGGCGTTTTACAATGGATGAATATAGTTCATTAGAATTGATGAATATATTTAAGAAAAAAGTAGTAGACCAAGAGTGGCGATTTGAAAATGAAGACGCTATTAAAGAGAAGTGGTTTATTGAACGTAAAGATAATTTTAAAAGTTTTGGTCGTGATATGGAGTTACTTTTTACCTATACAAAAATATGTCATGGCCGACGTATTTATGGTAAGGATAAAGAGTTACGAAAAGGTATTTCAATAAACGATATTAATAAAGGATATGAAATATTTTTGAAGAATAAGAATATAAAAAAGGAGAAAATTATTTTTGGACTTTACACATAGAATTTAGGACAATATTCGTTTTATAATAGGTAGATGTAAATATATAATATATATATTTAAATCAAATGTCGGAACAAAAGAAAATAAATATTGATATGAATTTATTTAAAGTATCTAATAAAACTCGTAAAAAAAAACCATCGGAACAAACTGATGGAATAAAAATCAAACAGCCATCTCAAAAGAAAAAAAATGAAAGTCTTAAGAAAAAATCTATTTTAAAAATGATTCGTCAACATCAAGAAGAACGTTATAATAATTTGTTTGACGACAAAAAAAAACAAACAGTGCCTTCAAAATCGGAAGAATCAAGTGTGTTTAATAAAGAATTTGAGGAAGCACAAAAATTTTTACAAAATTTAACCGAAAAAACCACAATTAACCATACTCCAAAAAACACTACATTAAAACAATATCCGACAACTAATTCCTTACTGTATCATCCTTCAATTGATTCATTTAGTGATAATAATACTAATACTTTTGTACCGAGTAACCCTATAAAAGAAGTTACCAATTCAATAATAAACACATCTTTAAGACCAAGTAATATTTTATTAAACCCTGTCGTAAACAACACTTTACTTGGTCAACCAAACTATGGATGTTTAAAGAATGGTCAATTACCAACTTATAGGAATTATATGAATAAAACACAGAAAGTATTTAATAATCCAATTGTTTCTGGTGGAAATATTAATAACGTTAAACCATTGACTACAGAAATTCGCAATGATGTAATAGATAAAAAATTAAATGATAGCATGAATAGGGTTAATAATATGAAACAAATAGAGCAAAAATTACAACAAATAAAACAAAATTACAAACCTAAAAAAATGAAAAGAAAAAAGACCATACGAAGAACATATAAAGTCGGAAAATCTAAAATATTTCCAAAAGTATCTGTACTAGTGTCAAATAAAACAATACGTAGTAATATTAATACTAAATCTCAATTACTTAAACAAGTATCCATTGAGGAAGTAAAAAAACATTTAATAAAACAGGGATTAATAAAAGTAGGAACAATATCGCCAAATGACGTATTGCGTAAAATGTACGAGAGTTCAATTTTAATGTGTGGAGAACTAAATAATCATAACCCTGACAATTTACTGTATAATTTTATTAATGGACCTAAATAAATTATTGAGTTATTTCATCCATTACCCATAGTTTGACAAATAAGAAGCTTGTTGCCATAAAGTAAAATAGGCTAACAAATTTATTATTGTTTTGTTTTTCTTCTATAACAATATCTTCTCCGATTTCAATTATGTGGTTAAAATCATTATAATACTCCTCTTCAATATCAATGAAATGTCCATATTCATCATTTTCATCTATCTCATCCATCAACATTATTAATTTTGTAGTTTTGTTTGCTAATTACAATATTGCTATATTATTTAATCAATTTTTTAAACATATTATGAAAAAACATAAAAATAACAGTTTAAACAAGTATAACATATGTCAAAATCACGTGTATCCGCTGATACCGAAGATAAATTACACTCTGAATATTTAAAATATACCAATGAATATGAAGAAAAATATGGTAAAAAAAGCATTGTACTGATGCAATGTGGTAGTTTCTTTGAAGTTTATAGTATATTATCTAAAACAAGTGGTAATTATGTAAACAATAAAATAGTGGAATTTTCTGAAGTTTGTCAAATGAATATTGCTCCTAAAAAAAACGTAATAGATAAATTAGGACAAGTAGTAATGGCTGGATTTCAGACATATTTATTAGATAAATATTTACCAAAACTATTAGACAGTGGATATACAGTTATAGTTTATGTTCAAGAAAAAGAACAGAGAAAAGATGGTAAATATAACCGTGTAGTAGATAAAATTTATAGTCCGGGTACATATTTATGCTGCGACACTGATAGTTCTCCACAGATAACTAATAATGTAATGTGCATTTGGATGCATTTGTCCAAGCCACTAATAAATAGTAGTAATAATATGAACGTGTCCAAAATGAAAGATACTATTGTATTTGGATTGGCTGTGATTAATGTTTTTACCGGGAAATCATTTATTTCTGAAAATCGTAATACCTTTTTAATGAATAATACTACTTTTGATGAATTAGAACGATGCGTCTCAGTATATTGTCCTAGTGAGGTCATAATGATTTCACCATTTAATAACAATGAAATAGATAAAATAATACAATTTAGTGGAATACGAACACATTGTATACATAAAATTAATACCATAGATTCAAAAAACGAAAAAGTAACCAATTGTGAGAGCCAACGATACATAAAACAGATTTTAACCACATTTTACAACGAAGAGACCTATGATTTATGTAGTGAGTTTCATTTAAACACTATGGCTACACAATCATTTTGTTATTTGTTAAATTTTTTACAAGAGCATAATCCCGATTTAGTACGTAAAATAAGTATTCCTGTTTTTAATAATACTTCTGATAGAATGATTTTGGCAAATCATACACTTATGCAACTAAATATAATAGATGAAGAAACGATGAACAATACCAGAGGAAAGGGTCAATATTCTTCTATTTTATCTTTTCTAAATAAATGCTGCTCTTCTATTGGTAAACGTAAATTCCAATATCAATTAACAAATCCAACTTTTGATACAAATTGGTTAAATAAAGAATATGAAATGATTTCTAGAATGTTAACCCAAGATAATTATATTATAATAGAATCGTTTCGTAAAATGTTAATTAAGATTAAAGATATTGAAAAAATTACTCGTCAATTAGTTTTAAAGAAATTAAATCCGTCGTCAGTTGCTAACTTGTATAAATCTGTTGATTTAGTGAAACAAATAAACACATGTTTGTTTGAATTACCTGATGTTTGTGACTATCTTTGTGACGAAATCAAATCAGCAGGAAATTCTGATTTATCTGCTTACAATCTTATTAATAAGATGTGCGAAGATATAAATGCTTTTTTAAGTAAGAATTTAATTATAGATGTGTCGGAAAAAATATCGTCCATGTCCAACTTTGATGCAAATTTTATACAAACCGGTGTTTCTGAAAAATTAGATTCTGCTGTAGAAAAATACAATAAATGTAATGAAACGTTTTTGTTAATTCGGAATTATTTGAATGAACTTATGCAGGTAAATGAAAAAACCCAAGATACTGATTATGTAAGTATACATAAAACGGATAAATCTGGTTCTGGTTTACAGATTACGAACAAACGGTCCAAGGTTTTACAACAAATTCTTACTAACATCATCACGAAAACAACATCCGAAGGTAGAGTTACTCTATCTAATAATATATCTATTCATTTATCAGATATTAAATTTAAGTCTGCTGGGTCATCATCTACCACTATGGATATTGAATTATCAGAATTAAATAAGGTATCCAAGGAAATGTTACAACTAAAAGATGTAATAAACATACTTATTTCGGAAGCTTATTTAAAAGTACTTTCAGAAATTGAGATAAAATGGTTAGATAAAATAGAACAATTGATAAGTTTTATTGCTAAAATAGATGTTCTACAATGTAAAACATATTTAGCGCACGAATATAATTATTGTAAACCAATAATTGACTCAGAAGCAGATTCTTCCTATGTAAATTTCTATGATTTGAGACATTGTTTAATAGAACATATACAACAGAACGAAATATATGTTGCGAATGATTTATCAATAGGAGAAAAAGATAAAGGTATTCTTTTATACGGTACTAATGCTGTAGGAAAAACTAGTTTAATCAGAGCAGGAGGGGTCGCAGTAATAATGGCACAGTCTGGAATGTTTGTGCCATGTTCTCAATTTATTTTTAAACCGTACACTGCTATTTATTCAAGAATTCTAGGTAACGATAATATTTTCAAAGGCCTTTCAACCTTTGCAGTAGAAATGTCTGAACTTAGAGTAATTTTAAAGATGGCAGATAAAAATAGCTTAATTTTAGGTGATGAGTTATGTTCAGGTACTGAAACTGAATCTGCTCTTAGTATATTTGTAGCGGGACTTATTGAATTATCTAAAAAAGAGTGTTCCTTTATTTTTGCTACGCATTTCCATGAAATTCTTAAATTTGATGAAATTATGAATCTTAGTAATGTAACGTCAATGCATATGGCGGTTCATTATGATAGAGAAGACGATTGTTTGGTTTATGATAGAAAACTTAGAAATGGGTCTGGACCACGAATTTACGGTCTAGAAGTATGTAAATCTTTATATTTGGAAAATGATTTCTTAGAACTAGCATATTCATTGCGAAACAAATATTATCCAGAAACACGAGGTGAATTATCAAGTTCATCTAGTGTTTATAATTCAGATAAATTAAGGGGTAAATGTGAAATGTGTGAAAAGAAAATGGGCGAAGAAACTCACCATTTAAGTCCTCAGAAAGATGCGGATGAAAATGGATTTATTGGTACATTCCATAAAAATCATCGTGCAAATTTATTGACAGTTTGTGAAGATTGTCATGATAAAATTCATTCTTCTAATAAAGAAAAAATTGTTCGTAAGAAGACGACTAAAGGTTACAAATTGACAAAATAAGCGGCGTTTATCTGGGACAATTTCCATAGCATTTACTTTGATAATAATAAAAATCTCTATTTGGAACAGAAGTATCACTATAGTTTGATTTCATTTTGGGACCTTTATCGTTACCACTTACACATTTTGTACCACCTAACAAAACACAACAACTTGTTGAGGCGCACACAGTTGGGTCGGTATTAAGACATGCATTTTCTAAGTCACTAGGACTGTTTTTATAAAAATTGCATATTCCGCCTTTTATGGATGAAGTTGGAACAACCGTATTCCCTACATTCATATTGGATGTCCTACTTAGAAAAACGCTATCCTCATATGTTGGAACGTAAGATAATGAACCGTAAACATAATCTTGTGGTTTATAATACGTTACTGGAGTTCCAGAACCAGTAGGTGGAATTGCGACTTTTTGCCCATCCTTATTCATTACATATGTTGTTCCTGCAGGTGCTCCATTGTCGTCTGTTGCTCCTACATAATCGTCGTGGTAAACAACATCTAAATTATTCTTTATATCTTTGTAATCTTGTTTATAAGCACTAAATGCAGTAGGCATATTTGTTGTAGGAGCTGGTGTTTTGGGAATCGTTGTTGTAGGAGCTGGTGTTTTTGGAACTGTAGTTGTAGGAGCTGGTGTTTTGGGAACTGTAGTTGTAGGAGCTGGTGTTTTGGGAACAGTTGTTGCAGGTGCAAGAGTTATAGGAATCGTTGTTGTTGGTGCAGGAGTTATTGGAACCGGTGTTGTAGGCTCTGGGGTAGGCTCTGGAGTAGGCTCTGGGGTAGGAGCTGCAGTTAAAGGAGGGGCTGTAATACCGGAATTATTTTGATTTTGGGATCCCCTTGTTAAATTTTCTTTAAAATTGTAAGAATAATATAATTCTTTAGCTAAATAACCTAATATTAAAATAAATAACACTATGCCAAAAAAATAAATTATTTTGTTCATTTCCTCTTTATATTAAGACAATATAAAAGTTAGGATAAAAAATTGAAAACATATAAAAAAATATAATTATAGTATTATAATAGGTAAAATGATTATTCCAGTAAAGTGCTTTACGTGTGGTATGGTTTTGGCCGATAAATACCGTTATTATCAAGATGAGGTAAGAAAAATAAAGTTTTCTCAAGGTATGAAATTAGATAAGGTGGTTTATTTAACTAAGAATAAAGTAGAGAAAACTCCAGAAGGGAAGGTATTAGATGATTTAGCGTTAAACAATGTATGTTGTAGGAGACATATGTTGACTCATGTTGATATTGAATAAAAATGGGTATCCATATTGTTGATTTTTTTTATCCGTTTATTATATAAAAAATGGTAAAAAAAACTATAAAGAAGAGAACGCGTAAACATAAAAAAACTAGAATAATGCGAAAGAGGCGAATTATGGGAGGCGAATGTGGTTGTAAAAACAGTCTCTTTAGTGGAGGTAATATAAATCCAGTAAGTTTTAATGGTTCATTACCAATTAAGTATTATTACCCACAAAATAATTTTACAAATGACCATTCCGACTCAGCTTTTGTTGAGAGTTCCAGAAATTTACCGAACTTCATTAATGGAGGTAAAAAAAGTAGAAAAATGAAAAAAATTAAAGGAGGTGATATGCTAATGGGTAGTGCTTACGTGAATAATCCTTTATTGACCTTTGGAACAATTGATGGGGCTAGAAATTCTGTTGATATTTTGTACGGAAATTCCAGTACTAATCCGTCAGTTTTTGACCAGCCTATATTAAAAGGATTTAGTAATACTAATCCACCTTTAGCTTAATTTTCTAAATATTTATATATAATGGCAATCGCTGGTTTAAAAGATTTGTGTACCCCTGCTTCAGTTTATCTAGTTTTGTCAGTAATTGCGCTTGTTATCATGTTTGTTCAAAACATTGGTAGTGAAAATGTTTATTGTTTAGGCGTTTATAATTGTTCCGTATCAAGTGTATCTTTAATATTCATAATCAAGATACTTTACATTTTGTTTTGGACATGGGTATTGAATCTAATTTGCAGAGCAGGGTTCCCTGTTATTTCTTGGTTTTTAGTATTGTTTCCATTTGTTTTGTTTTTTGTACTTATTGCCGCATTCCTGTTTTCAAAACAATAATAATATTATTTATTTACTAATAATATTATAATGAGCATTGAATTAAAAAAAAATTTGTTATCAAAGATACCGGTAGACGTTATCATCAACAACATAATTCCCTATACATATATTCCTCAAAACAAAAAATTGTTACGAGATATAAAAAGTTTTTTCTCAGATTTTTGCACAATAGAAAATTCGTATAGTTATGATTATAATTACGATGTATTAATATATGATTTAATATGTTTTTGTAATTGTTCATATATTCCAAGTTATAATATGCATGAAAATTTTGGTCAGTTACTAAAACGTAGTTTCAAATTAAAACAATGCAATTATAGTGAATTAAATAATCATGTTTTTATTGTGTTTCATAGAAATGTTGTATTAAATCCTTTACGTAAGATTCGGTTTTTATGGGGAATACTAAAACCAGGAGAACGTAGCCGATTTATCAATAAATATTTATTGGAAGATTTTTACAACTATTAGTGTTGTATTTACAAGGTTACTCTAATTATTTACAGCATAACCAACGTTATAATTTTAGGAACTTATTAACTAGATTAATATTATATAAATAGACAATATCTATTTTAACATTATGTCTCACTTTAAAAAACCACAGGCGACTATATTTCAACACTTGACTTATGATAATTATTTTTTGAAATTACAACGTGATGAATTAAATCATTACATAGATACATTACGAGCAAATATATCCGAATTAAATAGCTTTATTGTTTCACATTATGATTTATCGTTTAATGTAAAAGAAAATATTAAAATTATTACTTTTGACTGCTCTGATAATATTATATCATGTATACACTCTGATACTTCTGGAAATTTTGTAGGATGTTCAGATTTATCAATAAACTATTTGCCATGTGTAGAATACCCAATGAATAAAATAGCAAAAACTCATATGTCAGATGCCAGTAGATGCTTTCCTTATGGTGGCTATCCTTACGGGGGATATCCTTATGGTGGCTATCCTTACGGGGGATATCCTTATTATCCACTTTTAGCTGGTGATAATTATTATTACAATAGAGATATTGATGTGAATTTAATTAATAAACATCCTATCCCACCAAATCCTACTGTGCCAATAATACCTACTCCTCCTTCAATGATAAATCATACTTTGCCTGGAACACATATTCATATCTATCCTCATTCAAAAAATTGATTATTAATGTTATAAAATATATAAAATAATACTGGTATATTTTATAATTATGAATCCGCAGATATCAAATATTTCCGAAATAGGTGATGTTTATAAGTTTACTGTTAATGATATAAACGTTAGTTTAGCGAACGCTGTCAGGAGAACTATATTGTCAGATATACCTAATTTGGTATTTTATACGGAAACGTATAATGATAACCAATGTAATATATCTATTAATACTACTAGATTGCACAATGAGATTTTAAAACATAGATTAAGTTGTATTCCTATTCATGAGAAAGACCTTAACATTTTGCCTGGAGCTTATATTCTTGATTTGGATATTCAGAATAATACTGACGAAATGATTATTGTTACGACTGAGAATTTCAGGATTCGTAATAAAGTTAACGGTAATTATTTGTCAAAGGACGAGACTAGACGTATTTTCCCTCCAAATTCCAAAACTCAACGCTTTATAGATTTCGCACGTATTCGTCCGAGAATAGGTGACAATATTCCAGGTGAGCATATTAAATTAACTGCTGAATTTTCGGTCCACAGTGCAAGTGATAATAATATGTTTAATGTGGTGTCAAAATGTTCTTATGGTAATACCCCTGATATGAAAAAAATTGATGAGATTTGGGAGGAACAGGAAAAGAAACTGCGGTCTGAACAAATGACTATAGACGAAATTGATTTTGAAAAGAAAAACTTTTATTTGCTAGATGCGCAAAGGCATTTTGTCGCGGATAGTTTTGATTTTATCGTTCAAACTGTCGGTGTATTTGAGAACCGCGAAATTATCCAAAAAGCATTCCGAGTTTTACACGATAAACTTAT